TACGGGTCTATAATTCAATGGGCCAACATCTTTTCACTGGAACATACGTCAGCGAAAGCCAAACGACATTAACGCTCAACAAACTCGAATCTATTCGCCTTGCCGGAGCATTCAAGCCCGGTCAAGACGTCACCCTCTACAAAAACGGCGTCTATCTATTAATCGCTGCAAATCAACCTGATCTTAAATGGGCAACTAAATGAAACCCTTATTAATCGGGGCCCTATTATTCGCCGCATGCGGAGCCGATGAACGCCTAGTCCACATCGACTGGACCACAACCACAATGCCCTTCCACGCATCCGGCATGGCCCAGGCCTACATACCCAACGAAGGATTAGTTATCTTTGGCGGCATGGGATTCCCCTGGGAAGAACGCTCCGCTCTCGTCAAGTTTGGTCCTCTCGGAACTGTAGAGACGATTGACACAGACTTTGACCGCGCATACACCAAAGGCTTTGCTCTAAATGACAGTCTATATGTAATTAGCGGCCGCAAAGGCATGGAAGCACAATCCTCATTCCTCAAAGTCAATCTAAACGGAATGGTAAATACTTTGCCGACTCCACGTATTCCTCGTCTCTCATTCTCTCTCAACACACTGCCCAACGGAGATGTCCTCATAGGCGGAGGCTATAACGGGCCCCTAGACACCGCAACAGACTCTCTCGAACTCTATCAGCCCCTCTTTAACCGCTGGATCGAACTCGAAACAAAGATGCCAGAGGGCCCCACAACTCACGCCGACGGTTTCACCTACAAAGGCGAGCCCTACATCTACGGCGGCTTTTATCCCGCAAACGATGGAACTAGAGATTATCACCGCGGTATCTACAAACTTGACGGCCAGGCCTGGATTCGCATCGCTGAACTTCCTATTGGACTCAGCGGGATGGCTTCTATTGTGTGGAACAATCATGTTCTCATAATGGGCGGCTCATACGCCTACCCCACAGTCCCCGAAACTTATGAATACAGCAACCTAATCTTCGATCTAAACATGCACACAAACGAAATCACTCAACTAGACATAGTGATGCCTCAAGCCGCAAACGACATCCAAATCTCTCTCAACGAAGACCTCATCTACATAGTTGGCGGCGAGGCTCTCTTGCCTGCAACAAGCAACAAACTTAATGTGATTCAAATTGGAGCACTGAGCTATGATCTGCCCTAAACACAAATGCTGCCTCAAGCCCTTGTTCTCGTCGATGTATTGCCCCGAATGCGACGCCGAAGTCCCCGCGATTTCAAAGAACGACCCCGAAATCCCTAACCCTTACAGTCTCGACTTTACGGACGAAGACTGGAAAAGCTTAGGCATAGACCTCGATATCCCATGTGGGGACCCTAAAAAATGACCGGTAAAAAGGATGATTCTAACAAACCTGAACTCGGCTACCTCGGCCGCACCGACACATGGTGGCGCGCCGACCTCCGATCTGGAAAGGGAGAGGCAGCGTTCTTATATGCTCTCTCTCACCAGATGGATGAATTCTGGCTTCGCAACGACATAGAGTCACTAAAACTTGTCCTGCAGAACATCTTAATCAACTCTAATAATGATCTGCAGAGCATATTAAGCGTACTTAAGTTCGGCGCCCAAAAATACGGCCTCCTTAATTACCGCAAAGGGCTCAGCTACATACGTCTATTCTCAGCATTTAGACGCCACGTATATTATTATCCGCTCACTCTCAACGAAACAGTCGACGCAGATACAGGGCTCCCCCACTGGGCCCACGCATTCTGCTGCGCCGCTTTTCTTTATGAATATGCCACCGAAGGCTTAGGACAAGATAGTCGTGAGTCAAAGAAATGAAAACCATAGGTCCTAATATACTCATCATGTCCGATAAAGAGCTACGGGAATTCGTTGAGGATCGCATCGCCGCGCAGAAAGCATATGTTTACAAAAAAGTCAAGAAAAAAGACCGCCCTTTCTCCATAAACTCTCTCGCCAAAGACCTCGGGCTCGCCGAAAACACCATCCTAAGCGCCATAGAAAAGCTTGACAAGTTAGACTCGAAATGAGATGATAGGACTATGTCAATCGACTCCCTCACTCACCTATTCGATAACGGCATAGATCTCGCAAATCGCACAATCTACATCGACGATGAGATTGACGACGCCTTGACCGGTAGGGTAATTAGGGCTCTTAAATATCTCGAAGCCAAAAGTGAAGAACCCATCAAGGTCTATATAAATTCTATAGGCGGGGACGTCTACGGAGGGTTCGCAATATATGACACTTTAATGAGTCTCCAAGTAGACGTGATTACAATCGGTACTGGCATCGTCGCCTCAATTGCCGCAATAATCTATCTCGCCGGGGACAAACGATACATGACAGACACTGCCTGTGTAATGATTCACCCCGTTTCAATGTGGCTTGAAGCCTCCGCACCGGACATTCGCATCGAAGCAAAAGAAATAAATCGCCTCGAAAAGATCCGTATAGAGTTACTCGCCTCACACTCCGCAAAGCCTGCCGAGTTCTGGAAAAAGATCGACCGCAATAGGTATTTTACGCCGGACGAATGCCGAAAGCACGGCATCTGTGATTAAACGTCTCAAGCGGCTTACACTAAGTGCGACCTCTATCGCCGCCTGGCGCAAAAACCCCCGCGCATTTTACTATTCATACGTCCTGGGCATCACCCCCCGACCAGTTGCTCGCACAGTCCGCTATGGTCCTCCTCTCGACTTCGGCCAAGCTTTTCACCGCTTTGAAGAACTATATACCCCTGAAAAGGGTGATATCGCCCTTCTCCTCGAGCAAGTCCTCTCAGAGTATCCCCAACTACCAGAAAAAGGTCTCCGCAGCAAAGAGCACCTCATCGAACTCATCACCCAATACGCAGCCGCCTTTCCCCCCACACAAAACGCTCTCAGCGAACTTGAACTCTCAGCGCCGCTTACTGAGGTGGTGACCTATGTAGGCCACATAGATAAACTCATCTTATCAGAGCCACCCATCATAATGGACTTCAAGACCAGCTCCAAGCATCTCTACTTCGATCTCTCCTTGACCTCTAACCCTAACAACGCAGCACTGGGCTATCTATGGCTCGCATGGCAAGCCGGGCATGCTGCAGAGACATTCACCTTTCGAGGCATCTCAACCGATCAAAAGCTCCTAGATCCAACATATATCCCTAAGAATCGAGCTGGCGATGAAAAACAGCGCCCGCCCCTCTTCTTAGAGTTCTCATACACGCCGACCTCAGAGGCAGTCAACGAATGGCATGCCGCCTTAGTAAAGGACGCCCAACGAATTCAAGAGGATATAGAAACTGGCCGATTTAACTGCGCCTGTACGCTGGGCGACAAATGTGACTATAGAAAAATATGTTGCAATCTCCCACAAGAACGTGCTATAGTAATTAAGAATGAGTACGAAACCAAACCCTCCTTCCGCGGCTTCTCCGTCGAGTTCGAAAATGAGTAAGCTCCTTCACGCAGTCGTCGAATCTTTTATCTACGGCATAGCCTTTGTCCTAACAATCTATACTTTTCTTTTAATGGCCCACATCGCATACGCCCTCTTCAAACTAACCATTCAATAAAAAGGAAGCCAATGAAATACGCCGCAATTATCGCTCTCTTGTTATCTAGCCCAGCAATCGCCTCAGACACCCAAAAATATTCAGCCGCGCCGCTTCCTCTCACCTATAAGTCCTTCAAGGACACCAACCCAGCCCTCATCATGTCTCTCACCGAAGAAGTCGACGAATACACAATCGATCCCCTCATTGAGCAACTCAAAACCTTTAGCGAAAAAGGCGTCAAACGAGCCTATCTCGAAATCTCATCCCCTGGCGGCTCGGTCTCTGCGGGGCTACGTTTCATAAATGCGATTCATGGTGCTAGAGATAATTTCGGCCTAAAACTAACATGCGTCGTCGACGGTGTAGCCGCTTCAATGGCCGCTATCATTGTCTCTTACTGCGATGAGAGTTATATGACTTTTGGGAGTTTCTTGATGTTCCATAAAGCTAGCTATAGCGTCGGCGGAGACAGCGAACAAGTCCGTAGTCGCTTCATATTCCTAGACCGGTATCTAGCCAAAATTGAGAAGGCTTTGGCGGCTCAACTAGGTATGTCCGAAGCTGATTATCTCGCCATGAGGGATGACGAAGCATGGTTTGACTACGAGGATTCTGCAACGGCCGGCTTCGTGAATGGTATCGCTTACGACTATTTCCATCTCGACAATCCCACTAAGCTTAACGAGAAAAAGGTCGACCGAGAGTTTAGGGAAGACAGAGGTCTGTTCGATATCGATCCCCGAATGCAAGTCAAGATCAGCGAAAAAGAATTTCTTCGCATTCCGGCAGTGCTCGGCCGCATTACTCCAGAAACCGCTCTAAAAACTATCGATGAGATCCTTGCCAACAAAAATCAATCGGTCCTTCCTATCTATATAAACTCTCCAGGCGGCGATGTTTATTCCCTAGAGAATCTAATCATGGCTCTTAAGTACAGCAGACTCCCATCTGAATGCTATGTAGGAAAACTAGCCCAATCTGCTGCGGCCTTTCTCACAGCATACTGCGACAAGGTTTATGTCCAAAAAGAAAGCCTCTTGATGTTTCACCACGCTACAATCACTGCTACATTGAATCCTGTCCAAAGCATATGGGTCGGCTTTACTCTCTCTAAACTCTATGACGAAACCGCCGCTGCTCTTGGTCTCAAACCTGAGACATTCGAATTGCTCTTGCAATTTGGCGATCGAAGTGGTATGATCCCATCAGACCTAGCAATCCGCTACGGTCTGGCAGATGATTACTATGAGGTAGTCCAATGAATCTCCTAAAACGCTTCACCCTTATGCAGATCGCCTACAGCGGCGCCGGCAAAACAACACGCACCCTCAGCGCCACCCGCTTCGGTAAACTCCTCATTCTCGATCTAGATCAAAAGTCATATGGCGCTCTACGCAATCCCCCCGCAGAGCTAAAGCTCGGGGCCGACTGGAAAGACAAAGTCGTCACAGAGAGCTTCGGCTCAACTAAAGATCTCATTACTCGCCTCAAGAAGCTAAAAGATAACGGTGGCGAAGATTATGCGACTGTTTGCATCGACACCTTCACTGCCCTCAATGACATGATCTACGTAGAATATCGCGGCGAGAAACTCGAAACCGGCACTCAAGAGTCTAATAAGTATGAAGTCTTCACCGTCATCGGCGACAAGCTTCTCTACATTTGGAACCTCCTCCAAGCCCTCCCCTGCAATCTTATCATAAATGCTCACATCAAAGAGATCGAAGATGCCCGAACCAATCAGGTCTCATTCGAACCGGCAGGGCGTGGAGGCTTCAGAACGACCCTCCAAGGAAAATGCTCCGACGCTCAGTTCTTGGTGTTCGAATACGATAAGTATAAGGTGCGTGTAAAGAACTCAGATAAACTCTCTGTCAACACTTCTATCGACCCTAAATACATCGATCGCAACGGATTCGCAACAACCTTTAGCCTAGAGATATTTGACGACTATGCCTTTAAGCGCTAGCCAAAAAGAGCAAGTAGAAGATATACTTTATCACTTCACACTTCGTAAGAATGGTGGTTGGCCCATTTTTCTAGACTTAAGAACTAATCCGGAAAATGTATGTAAAGTGGCATTAGAGTGTATTAAAAAGAACCCCCGACTAACTCTTTCATTTTCTAGAGATTTAACGATTTCTCGGAAGACGAGAAAAACCAAACAACCCAAAACGAAAGGACCCAAATAATGGATCTATTATCCCCAAAACCAACGACCTCGGACATCTCTGAGGCAACCGCTTCTAAGTTTCCTGCAAAGACCCCAGTCGAAGCCGGAACCTATGAAATGGTTATTCAAAACGAACCATTCGTGTTAACCAGCAAGGCTGGCAACAAGTATCTGCAACTCATGCTAACCCACACTGGCGACGTAAAGAATGCACCAGCCGTGTATCCCAATTTCAATCTCAACGAAATTGGCCAAGCTCAGTTCTCCCAGCTATTACTCGCCCTCGGCATTAGCGCAGGCGACGTAGCTCAGGCCCAATGGGGCACCCGCTCAGACGAAGCCGACGAAAAGGGCCGTCAAGCTGGAGTAATCGCAATCAACGGCGACGAACTGCAAGTAGCAGGCCGCACTGTCTCTGTCTACCTAACGAACAAAGAAGAGACCTTTAACGGCAAAACATCAATCAAGAACAAAGTCAGCCGTTTCATCGTAGCAAAGTAAAGAGCAACTTTACTTCAAGATCGTAATTACGGGGTGGGTTCGCTCACCCCGTACAGTCCCTAAGGAGGTCCTCATGTTTCAGTCCTTATGTTTCATTCTCATCTTAATCTCAATGATCACAGCATGCGGCGACGGGAAAGATGGCACGTCATGCGCAGTCTCCCCCACAGACGGCGGGGCCTTGATCTCATGTGATGACGGAACGCAAGTCGAAGTCCCCAGCGATACCGTAGTAATTATCTGCAAAAATAAAGGCCACGGCCCTAAAGGATGCGAAGTCCAACAATGAAAACTATCTTAGGTATTTTATTAATGCTTCCAATAAGTTCTATATGTTCATACGCGGCAATAATTGTGGTGCGTGAAATTGGTCTGTATGAGATCATTGTAAGACTGTTTATAATAGCTATCGCCCTTAGTTTATGTGTTTCTTTTTTCTATGGCCTTCAACTTTTAGGATTACTGTGAGACACCTGCCAAACAAACTCATCCTAATAGACATCCTCGAAGGGGAGGGCTTGTGAAAAAGAAACGATGTTCATGCTATCATATGGGTATTAGAGCTTGCTTTGGCGATGACTGTAAATGTCGTTGTTCGTATTGTGCTAAAGATGAGAAACCTCTTAGCCTCTGGCAAGCCGCAAAGATTAGAGCTTACGTCATTAGTAATGATCCCGTTCTTACATGCGTAGATGATTTATATATTTACGCAATTGATAAACTTTTAAACCAGGGCTTTAAAACATGGAACAACAAGCTTGAATCTGAAAGTATATATAACACTGATGCGATAGAAGCCCAACGAACCATCGACTTCGCCCTCCAGAAAATAGAAGAGCTCAAGGACCCATTTGATTTAGGCGAACGGTGTAAAAAATGTAAATCGCATATAATATTAACTGATACACCATATCGAAAAGACGGAATATGTTGGAATTGCGCATAAAGGAGAAAAAATGAAATCAATCACCGGACATTGCGGCAAATGCGGCGCCCCTTACGAAGATAAAAAGATTAAAGAAAATGGAGATGTAAAATGAAAACTCTAATCTTGACTAGCCTATTCTTATTATCAGCCTGTTCTTCAGAACCGAAATTTCACTACAAAGAATGTGTTATCATAATCAGCGGTTTTTATGTAGGTCAGAAAGGGCAAATTGAAAGCTATTATCAGATAGATTCTTTCCATGAAATTATATATAAAATAGTGGGTTCTAGCCCCTTTTATATAAAAGAATCACAGTTAACTGTCGTCAACTGTGAGGAAGTACTATGAAATTGCTAACACTCTGGCAAGCCGCAAAGATTAGAGCCTATAAAATAATTGAGAATATGTATATTCTTGAAAAACAATATGATTCATATGACCCACCAGAAATTTCTTTTGTAGGATATTATTGTAAAGAAAATATATGCCTCAGAAAAAATGGGTTTGATAAGTCTCATTTATACTTAATGTTTGATAAGTACGCCGAAGCCCAACGAACCATCGACTTCGCCCTTGAAGGACTGAATCGAGGAGAACCTATGAAAAAAGTTATTATGCCATATACAAAACGGAGCGTACTAGATGCGATTTTTGATTTTTGTTTAACTTTTAATGATGATAACTTCCCTAAAATTATTTGGCTTGATCCTAGAGATTTTGAATCTCTTCAAGACGAAGAATCAGCAATTCGTCGATATGACTCAAGGTATAATTTACTTGAATACGTGAAAACGAATAAAATTCGATATGTGTGTGGAAGTAAGGACTGGCCAAAAACTAGTAAAATTCATTCTTTTATAGTAAAACCTCTCAATGACTAACCTAATCTATCTCTACTTCTTTCTCCAATGGGCGGACTGCATCACCACTCTCTGCGGCCTCTCATTCCCAGGCATCAAAGAAGGAAACCCTGTCGCCCAAGCAATCCTCGACGCCGGGGTTGCCTGGTTCTTCATCCTCAAACTCGGCCCGGCGCTAATTTTAATAGCCCTACGCAATCATATCTCTCGCTGGCTCATCTTATGGTTCATTCTCACTGACGGTCTCCTCCTCGGCGCTGTCCTAAACAACCTCTATCTCATCTGGAAACAACTCTAATGCATCAATGGGGAGATTCTTGGTTTGCTTTATACGGCGAAGATCTAGACGCTGCCGTCAGGTTCATCGAATCATATTGCCTCCGATATGGTCGCCTAGGCGGGCAAGCAAAAGAGAAATGGGGCGGTGTTCGTTTCTACGCAAAGTTCCATTATCAGATTCACGATCTTATATATCCGGGATATGCATACTGTCAATGGAAAAAATGGTATAATAATTGGATGTGGGCCGCCGATCTGACTATATATACTCATAGTTGCTTTGATTGGAGTCGAACTATAATAAACCGATGGCAAGCCTTCATATACGGTCGAGCATATACCCTTGCCGTAAAAAAGTGGCCCCACCTCATAAAAGAAATTATCCTCCCTGCAGACTACAAAGAATTGATCCCAGCAGGATTGGTGAAAAAGGCTCGAGGAGGATGATCCTAATCCACACATACAACAAAGTCTCTCTCCTTCCCTATCTCGCAGATGAAGGCATCGACCCCACCAAAGTCCAATGGGGTGGGCAGCCTAGCAGCGAAACAAAAGTAATCGTGTATGTGGGCGGACCCGGTGTCTACGCAACGCACTGCTACATCCAGCAGCATCAATCTACGCCGATCATCTCATGTCTCGACCCCGCCCGGGTATATCTCGACCCGCACGCCGAGTTTTTTATCCGCCAAGCCCTCGCAAAAGCCAAGAACCTAGCCGAGGAGAGCGCCGAGATCCTCAACATAGACAATAACCTGTTCATCCCCAAAACACTAGACGACGTCGTGAAATTTTTTAAGCGAATCATTCTCTCCAGTGAACTAGTCTCGGTTGACATAGAGTGCAACAAAGAAAACCAAGAACTCACTTGCATAGGCTTCGCGATCAATGGTGAAGCTATGTCCGTGCCGCTTCAACATGAAGACCGCCGATATTGGTCTTTGGAAGAAGAAGCCGTTCTATGGAAAATGATCGCTCGCTTTCTCTCTCACACCAATCCCAAGCTTTTCCAGAATTTCTCGTTCGACTCAACGATTCTCTCCTATTGGGGCATTCTTATCGGCGGAGCCATATATGACACAATGACCCTTGCCCACCTCATCCAACCCGAGCTCCCTAAAGGCCTCTCTGACCTCGCCCGCATTTACCTCTACTGTGACACCTGGAAAGACATCAAAAGCTGGGTCTCAAATGAATCCCTATGGCGTTACAATGCCCGGGATGCCCTTTACACCCTTAAGATCCACGACGAACAACTCTCTACTCTCGCCGCAGATAAAACTCGTTACGATTTCTATCTCAACCATCTTGTCCCCCTCCACACGGCGGTTTATAGTATGATGGTTGAGGGTCTTCGCATCGATACTGACAAACTCACAGCGCTTTCAAAGTCGTATGAGGCTGAAGTGAGCAATCTTCGCCAAGATCTCGAAATTTTCGCTAGAGAATACATTCTCCCCAAAACTAAGCTGATTGAGCGCAAAGGTCGAGTAAAACGAGACGGTACGGTTTATATTAACGAGGTCGGCGAGGTAATAGAGATACCCGCAGACATCAAAATGCTCAAAAAGCTGCCTTTCAAAGTCTTTGAGCAAAAGGTCTCTACTCAGGTCTTTAACCCCTCTTCACCGCCTCTAGTAAAAGAGGTTATCCGAGCCCTAGGCCACAAAGTTCCCTCCAAGAAAGACGTCGCAAAAGGTACTAAAGAGACCACTGACGAATTTGCACTCAAGAAGTTGCGGCTAAAGACTAAGCACCCTTTTTATTCCCAACTCCTCGAATATCGTGAGAAATCAAAGATTCTCACAACCTACTGCGCTATTAAATTAGATAATGATAATCGCCTTCGCTCCCATATCACAGTCCCTGGCACTGTCTCATCGAGATTCTCCTCGCGACAAACCGCATGGGGCACCGGATGTAACGTCCAAAACATTCCCAGCCACTTCCGCTCAATCATTCTTCCAGATCGAACAGACCATAAAATTGTCAACATGGACTTTAAAGCCGCGGATCCTCATGTCGTCGCCTGGCTCGCCGGGGAACAGAAGATGCTAGATATTATGGACTCCGGTCAAGACATCCACGCCTACACCGCAAGTGCCATAGCCGGACGAGACATAACTAAAGCCTCAGACTATGACGCCAAAACTAACCATTTCCGTAAGCTCGGGAAAGCCTGTAATAACGGCCTAAACTACCTGATGGGCCTAAAACGATTCATCGACACTTGCTTCGACTCAATGGGCCTTATCTTAACTGAGGCCGAAGCCAAGCACGCCATAGACACATATTTCAGACTTTATCCTAATATAAAACAGTGGCAAAAAGATATCGAAGCTGAGATCACAAAAACTCGCACTCTAAGAACTCCTCTAGGAAGGGCTCGCCACTTCTGGGGGTCTATGAACTACAAGGTGATCCAAGAAGCATGCGCCTACATACCTCCTAATCTCGTCAGCGACGTCTTAAATAAAGGCTGGCTACGCTTTGCTAAAGAGAAAGGCTCTATGAGAGCCCGCATGATGATCCAATGTCATGATTCTTTGACATTCTCATGCCACAAAGACGACGTCTGGCGCCTCGAGAAGCTGCTACGAGAGATATATCGCACTGAGACTTTTATGATTAATGGCGCAGAGCGTCATTTCGATATCGACATCTCTGTGAGCGATCATTGGTCTTGACTTTAGGCTCTATCTATGGTAAGTATTGATTAGGAGGTCCCTTTGAAAGATTTATTAGAAGCCCACGCCGTCCTCGAGAAACGCCACGAAGAACTCAGAAACTCTGAACACGACACTCGAATCGCTCTAAAACGAAAAAGCGAAGAAACTATTTCTGCCCTCAATGCAGTTATTGAACTTAACGAGCCAAAAGTTAGCGTTCGTTTTGATAAGGTCTACTCTGCGGATCGTAAATTTCGCTTTCATAGAAATTATGACCATTTCGAACTCTCAATCGATGAGATCAAGGCGATCTACAAGACTCTATGCGACGAAAGCTAGAAAAGATTCAGGAACTCGCGCTGGTAGCCGACGCCTCTCGCAAACAAACCTTCCTCGCCATCGCTGATCTGAAAAGTGAGATAATGTCAAAACTATTCGATTTCAATCAAAATCATCAGAATGATGTGCTAGTCAAGATCTCTAACAACGGGGAACTAATCCTCGAAGAGCGCATGATGACCTTCAAAGAAGGCAAACTCGGGCAATCTACGCTAACTCTCCACCCCGATGAACTCCTCGAAATCTGCAAGATCCTGAATTCGGATGTGTCATGAACATGCTCGATCAATGGGTCGAGCTGATCCAGCCCTTCGGCTTCTCCGAGCGTTTCGTTCGGTGGAGCTTTTTGACCTCAATCAGCTCGCTTTTAGAGAATAGATGTTATTTGATGGACCACGGCGGGGGTTATTTATACCCCACACTCTACACCCTCCTTGTAGGGGCCCCCGCCACCTTCAAAACCACGACGTGTGATCGCGTCGTCGAAGACTTGCTCAGACCTCTCATGACCGGCACCGAGGTCCCCTTCATGGGCCCAAATATAGCAAGTCCTGCAGGCCTAATACGAGCTTTTGTGCGCCATAACAAAAAGAACATCGCAAACGATTTCAAGTCCTCTCCTATGTTCATCTATGCTCCCGAGTGGCAACAATTCTACGCAGACATCGGCGGCGGGGAACTGATACGTGATCTCCTTAGTTTCTTTGACCCTAAACCACCTGGCGTAGCCCTAACCAAAGAGATCGTGAAAGAGGCTTCGCAGTTCGAGATAGTCAGCCCGGCGCTTACCATACTCGGCTGCGCCACCCAAAAAGCAATCATGGACACCAAGATGATGATCCACGCCTCTAATGGCATCGTCTCACGATTCTTGTTCGTACACGAGACAATTAGACCTCGTGGCTGTAGACAATTAGTAGACATCAAGACCTCGACGGTCTTAAAGGAACTCCAAGTTAGGTGTCAAGTATTACGCGCCCTTCGCGGCCCCTTCACCCTAACAAAAGAGGCCTCTAACCGCCTATCAGACTTAATGAGTCTGAATGCTGAATGGTTTGCACAGAATCAAAGTGAAACCCTCTTCTCTCAATATATGGCCCGCCGCATGACGCACCTCAAAAAAATCTCCATGCTTCTCTCAGTCTGCGAAGGAACCTCTCAAGAGATTACGCTGGCGCACATCACACAGGCCGACCTCATGCTGCGCGACATCGAGCCCAACATGACTAAAGCATTCGGCATGACTGCGATCAAAGGCGACCCTCACCTACTCGCAAAGATCCTCGATAAGATCACCCCGATGGGCGTAACCGAGCAGACTATCCTTCAGAGGTTCATTGCGGACGGACAGGCGGTGCCCGCAGATCACGAGTACTCTGGGGCAGTGGATGGTCTATACCGAGCGGGCCTAATTCGAGTAGAAAAAAAGAAAGACGGAACTATCATATACAAACGGAGAGACGAAAATGAAAACGAGAGAACCTAAAGTTCTAATTTTTGATGTAGAAACAAAATATGTTAAGGCTCGAATTTGGCGTACCGGAAAGCAAATTGTCAGGCATGGGCAGATTTGTAAGGGAGAGAAATTTGACATAATTTGTGTGGCATATAAATGGGCCCATCAAAAGCGGGTTTATTGTTTAGACTGGGGCTTACATGAACAAAACAGCGGTCCGATGATAAAAAAGTTTGGGAAAATAATTGAGCAAGCAGATTTAGTATTGGGACAAAATAGTGATGCTTTTGATATTAAGCAAATCAATACTCAGCGTCTTATTCACGGTCAGACTCCAATAGCCTGGCCCCTCTCAGAGGATCTTATGAAGCAGGTGAAAAGAAATTTTTATGTTACTAGCAGTTCTTTAGATTATATGGCAAAACTACTGACCGGCGAAGGTAAATCTCGAATGGAAGAAGCAGACTGGGTTGACGTGGTTGAGAGTAAGAGTAAATCCGCACTTATAAAAATGAAGCATTACTGCAAACGTGATGTGATAAAGACACAGGCGGTTTGGGATAAAGTTCGACCCTACTGCAAACCTAAATTTGATAGGCGATTACTTTGTGGAAAAGATACATGTGCAACATGTGGTTCTAAAAATGTAGCGGGCCATGGACAAAGAGTTTATTTAACTAAAATAGTTGATAGGGTTCGTTGTAATGATTGCGGATCAATTAGACAGTTTAATTCTCGTCTTCATTCAGCTTGACGACCTGCCCGATCGCACCTTTAAAAGACAACACATCAAGCTCACTCACATTCTTACGCCGATAGATCTCTTTACGCCGGTCTATAAACCCTAATGATTTATCAGCTACTCGGCACGTTTGGCAGTCGACTTTCACGCCCCTAATCATCTCAAATCTCTTTCCTTTGCATTTTGGACACTGAATGACGCCTTTATTAAATGCTTTAGGGTCGCCTTTTTTTATCTTGCCATTATAATATTCATCGAGGAATTTTTCCATCCAAGCCCTCTCAGCTTCGGGAAGCCGCTCTAAATAGTCGGAATCATTGGCCCAGCGGGTGTGCTTAAAGTCGTAACGTTTTTTCTTGACTTTCTTTTTCATCTATGATATGCCTTATCACATATTAGCTAACTTGTCAAGGAGATAACGAATGGACCGAAAACAACTCACAGAACAACTCGCCGCCAACGAACAAACCATAGAGAACAATAAGCTTCTCATGAAGGTGATTAAGCGTGGATTTTTCCCCGCTCATGTCGCCCCCCTCGTCGCTGGCGCCCAGGATTTCTTAACTCGAGTAAATAACGCTCTCAACCCAGTCGTCGCAGATCTTAAGAACCGAATCTCTCAACTCCCGCCTGACGAAGAACCAAAAGAAGCCGCATAATGAACCGTCTATTTAAAGTCCTTGACTGGTTTAGGCTACTCGACGAAGACGGTGTTTTGTCTCTGTCGAATCTCGCTGTAATTGTCATGCTCGTAAAGATAGCTATGCTTAAAACATTTAGCATGTCTGATGCGGCCCTCTTGTTGCCTGTAATGGGTAACTATACCTACAAGCGGTATAGACAACATAAAACATCTGAGAAACAAATGATCGAAAGTCCGGCCAATGTGTCGGTTATAAACGACAGAATTAATCGCATCGAAATGATCATGAACCTAAAGGGCATGAAGTAATGTCAAACGTCCGTCGCACCATAACTGAGGACATAAATGATATTGTTGAAGAGCAAGTCACTGCGCTAGGCAAAAAGTCTAAGGCCGGTATCCTCGATGTGAGTGAGATTGAGGTGCTCAAAACTCTAACTGAGATATGGAAGCTGAATCAGAATCGTTGGCATAAGTCGATCAAAGGAGGCGGGCCTCTCGGTCAGACTAGTGAGGAACAGTTGGTGAAATATGCCAAAGGGTCCAAGTAGCCGCACAATCCTCGCCCGAGAAAAACTCTGGGCCATGGGTAACCTGTCCTGGAAGCTCCATGAAGGCCAACAGGTTATTGAGTCAAACTACTCCGCTATAAAAGGTAATTTTTTCGTTGCGAACTGCGCTCGTCGCTTTGGAAAATCCTTTTGGAGTGTTGTTAAAGCCCTTGAGTGGGCCATTAAATGTCCCAATAGTCTACCCCGCGTAAAAATAGCCAGCGCTACCGCCAAAGATCTCGAAGAATTCATCCTTGTCGCTTTTCAATTAGTCCTTGACGATTGCCCCGAAGACATCTGGCCCGGCTGGCTCAACGGCTACGTCCGCTCAAAGAAAAAGTTTGTGGGTTTTCCTAACGGCGCCGAGATACAACTCGTAGGTCTTGACAAGAATCCTAATGCCTTGCGTGGTAATTATGCGGACCTCGTTATAGTTGACGAGTGCGCCTACGTCGATCAGTTGGACTATCTCTATAGCTCCGTCATTGGCCCTATGACTCTCGAGCGTAAGAACTCTAAGATCATATTCGCCTCAACACCTCCCGCAACACCAGAGCATCCATTCCAGCGCTTCTGCAACATGGCCAAGGAATCAAAATCTTACATCGAACTGAACATCTACCAGAATCCGCTCATGACCGATGCAATGATTGAGAAGGCCCGCAAAGGCTGCCTCACCGAAACAGATTGGCTACGAGAATATATGTGCCAGTTCGTCACAGACCAGAACCTTGCCGTCATTCCAGAGTACTCAGAAGAGATCGTGCGAGAGTTTACGCGGCCAGAATACTTTCACCATCTTCACAGATATAATGCAATGGATCTTGGCACCAAGGTCGACTTAACAGCTAATGTGTATGGATTCTACGACCCCGCCCTACGCACTTTGTTTATTGAAGATGAGACTTCGATGACTGGTCCCGAAATGACTACCCCACTCTTACATTCTCAGATCAAACGCAAAGAACGCGAGCTGTGGAATCCGCATGAGTGTTATTATCGGATTGCTGATAATAATAACCCGCTGCTTTTACAAGATCTCGGTATTCTACACGATCTTCATTTTTTGCCGGTTCAGAAGAGCGAACTTCATACCATGATTAATAAGCTGCGATGGCTCATAAACGACGGACGACTGGTGATCCATCCGCGGTGCGCTTTGTTGGCGAGATGCTTAAAAGGCGCTATATGGAACAAAGAGAGGACAAAGCTTACCAGAGCTCAAGAACTCGGTCACTTCGATCACCTGATGGCCTTGGTGTACCTCGTATGGGGTCTAGATGAGACATCCGACACTCTAACAGATTGGCGATATGAGAAAGAACTCGAAAAAGGGCCTTTTAACCACTCGAAAAAGAAGACAAATGCTGGCTATGAAGCATTGTCTAGAGCATTAGCAGGAAAGCGTAGAGGGCAATAATGGATTTACCAAAGTATTTCGCACTCCTGCCTACAAATAAGCTGGGAGACGCGCTATTAGAGAAAAAAGACGAGTATTATCGCTATCTTGAAAACAGCGGCCGATTCTCTCTCTTAATGCGCTCCTTCAACGCAGATAATTTCTCGATCAACGTCGGCGGGGGACTCATAAACAGCGGCGAACACAACGAATATGTCCATATTGGCGTCAATGATTACGCTAACTTAGCCCAACATCGTCTCACTCTCACCACTTCACAACGCATTGTCCCTGAACCTAAAGCCACCAACACAGATGTCGAGAGCCAGCGCGCTTGCCGCATCGGCTCAAGCCTCTTAGAGTATTATGGCAAGACTAAAAGAATTGAGCGCTTCATAAACCAAGCCACAGAATATGCTATTAAGTATGCAGAGGGATTCGTAGGCGTGTTCTGGAACCCCACACTCGGCGAGAGGTTCGGCTTAGATCAAGACGGCAACCCCTTATTCGACGGTGATGTTGAATGCTGGGCAGGGAATACATTCGACGCTATTAGACCGTGTGGTGTGGGCAGCCGTAAGAAACAAGATTGGATAATGATCCGGAAGTTTGAGAATAAGCATAACCGCGCTGCTAAGTATCCGTTGCTCAAAGACCGCATAGAGAATTTAACATGTGATCATGGACAACAGAATGCCGAGCAAGGGTTTGATGAGGGTGGGTATAGTTTTGAAGAGCGGAATAGTGACGACATTGCAATATATACGTTTATTCATCGTAAGACCGATGCATTGCCGGAAGGTCGTATTTTTGAATTTTCTGCCCCAGATATAGTCTATTTTGACGGTGACCTACCATATCGAGACATACCTGTTTATCGCATTGCGAGCGGAGAAGATGATCGGACAATGTTTGGAAAAACGCTGTTTTTTGATCTTTTACCCCTCCAAGAGGCGCTTTTTAAGCTAGATTCGACGATTTTAAGCAATATTGCAGCTTTCGGCACACAAAACATCGTCACCTCAAAAGGTTCAGGCCTCAATCTAATCAATATCCGGGAAGGGATGAATGTTATTGAGGTGAATCCCGGTGCGCTACCTCCAACACCCTTAGCTCTTTTGCAGACCCCTATTGAACTGTTTAGTTATCGTGCGGCTTTGAAGGCTGATATGGAGACCCTATCAGGGGTGAATTCGGTGGCTCGGGGAAATCCCGAAAAATCCTTAAAAGATACTAGCGGCACCGCCCTCGCCCTAGTCCAATCTCAAGCACTGCAATTCGCCCAGGGTCTCCAACAATCTTACGCCCAGCTCATCGAGGACGTTTACACAGCTCTCATCGAGAACCTGCAAGATTATGCTAACACCCCTCGCCTGGCCTTAATCTCAGGTAAGAGCCAGCGTAGTTACATGCAATCCTTCAAGGGCGAAGACCTTAAACTAATAGTCAAGGTAACTGTAGATATGGGTAACCCTCTCATAAATACGTTCGCCGGTCGAGTAGCGGTGGCCGATTCTATGCTGCAGCGAGGCCTTGTAACTAGCCCAAATCATTACTATGAGACTATCACTAGCGGGCGTATAGATCCTATGTATGAGGCTCAGATTGCTGAAATGGACCTAATTCGTGACGAAAATGAGCGCCTAATAGACGGTGAACCAGTTGACGCTTTGATCTCTGATAACCACGATCTCCATATCTCTGAGCATCATGTGCCTTTGTCCTCTACTGAGGTTAGAAAGAACCCAGTTCTGTTAAAGACCGTCCTTGACCATATAATGCAACATACAGTTTTAAAAGGACAATTAGCTACTGCCTCTTTACCGCCGGTTCCGGGTATGGCGAACCCCCAGGAGCAGGAAGCAGGACAGTCTATAGGGCATACGGCCGGGGCTATATCCGAAAATCTTAGTAACGAACCCTTTATTGAACAAAAAGCGGCCTCGGTTCAGCCGCCTAAACCCCCGAGAGGATAACCAATGCAAAGTAAAATATTAAACGACCTCGAAGTAGCCGCTGCGGCAGGTCCTTTTGATTATGACCTTCATATCCGAAACTTCAAAGACTTCGCAATCCAACTAATACACGGAGCTAATGCTGGCGTGGATGTTGATCTATACTTCTCGAATGACGGCGAAAACTTTACGATTGATCCCGCGGCCACTCGCACCCTAAATACTCTCGCAGACAGCGAAATATGGGATATTTATGGGAACAGCACAGAATATGTGAGAGTTTCGGTTCCGGCGGGCGTAACAGCTAGCTTAGTGTTTAAATTAGGAGTTTTATAACATGTACGGCAGACTGACACCTTTCGGTGGAGGCTCAGGTAGCTCTACAGCTTCTGATGTCGCTGTTGAGGGTACTTATTCTAATATACCCGGTACTCCCACAGACCTAGAATCAACAATTTCATCGATCAACACCGCTCTCGGTAACGAGAATCTCTGGGACCGAGCTGCTACCACTTTAAGTCCTCACACCGCGAATGATAGCGTGAATGTTGGAACAGGTTCTATCACAAGTGGTCATCGCCTAGTCACTACACACAATACTTATGATATCGGCACAAACGCCGCTCGAGTCAAAGACGCCTATCTACAAGGAAACTTAGTTGTCGCAGGTAATGTGGATGGCCGAGACGTTTCTACAGATGGAGCTGCTCTTGATGCCCATCTGAATGGTGGTGCTAATAAGCATGATGCTTCTGAAATTGACGTCGAAGGAACTTATGTAAACATCGCTGGAACTCCTACTGATCTCGAAACAACCGTATCTGCAATTAACAGCTCTCTTGGAACTCTAAGCGCCTCGATTGCACTAGAGAACACATGGGATCGAAGCGGTTCAACTTTATCTCCCCATACCGCCAATGATAACATCGATACCGGAACTGGCAGCCAGACTGGTGGAAACAGACTTTCAACCACACACAACACTTATGACATCGGAACCAATGCCAATCGTTTCAAGGACGCATATTTCCAAGGTAACATAGTTATTGCCGGAACTGTCGACGGTGTTGACGTCTCAACATTATCCGCTGCTCCTGCGAGCATGACCTCAGCGACCTCACTCACAGCTTTCATCGACAACGATAATAATTCAACAACTGAAGCTTATAGTCTCTATAAGAATGTCACTACACCGGGCACAGAGACTGCTCTGTTTAGAGTGCAAGAGAATCGCCGCGCTGCGATAAACGATAACACACCGTTTGCAACGACCGCCTCTGGTGGGACGTTAACTGATAGCGCTTCTCATCTCTATCAAGGTATTCAAGTTGATGTGTTTGATAGCGGCGGTAACGAAGCCCTTCACTCTGTTATTTTCCAGAACTCAGATTCAGCGACCCAGACCACAGAAGACTGTCTGCATTACTTTTGTACTCCAAACGGTGTTCAACGAATAAACAGTAACGGGGCGATCTTTGCTATCCAGAATATGTCGACGAACCTCACGACTGTAAATTCAAACTTCTTTTATCACCACGCCGCAAATGCTATAACCTATCTAGGTATTAATTTTAGTACCTCTGCTTCTGCCGGTTGGGGCACATCGTTCTTTAAAGACACGGTTGCTACTTATAACCATCTGATCGCATTCCAAGCTGATCTCAGTGGCACACCTACTCATATCGGCGGTATCCGCGTTAAGACAAACGGTTCAGATTTCACTGAGAATCAAGTTAATATTGACGTGATCAACAGAGACAATGCTGGAACTGATATCGGTGTGGTCATCAAGCCTGGTGATGTAGCTGGTGCGATCCGCGTTGGTATCAATACAACTACTCCTGGATATCTCTTCGATATCAATCGTTCAGCGGCAAACACAAATCGCGTTCGCATGGCAGGTGTTACTGGAACGACTGGTTATACCCTCCAAGCTTATCGCAACCTAACCTCAACCTCAACTGATAGTCCAGTAGTATTCATTCATCAAGATCATGCCTCTGATGATCAAGCAGCCCTCTCAATTCAACAAGACGGTTCTGGTAACCTAATTGACTCAGCGAACTTCTCAGTCAGCGCAGCTGGAGCAATAACTCTAGCTAGCACGGTTGACGGTGTAGATGTTAGCGCTCATGATCACAGTTCAAGCTCAGGCCAAACGAGACTGGCGGCAAAAGATCGTCGCAGGATGGTTCATGGCGAGAAACACGCAGCGGATGGCGCGGCGGCTGATACGCTTGCTGAACATATGCTCTTCCAGGCTCAAGATGCAGTCACCGTCACGAAAGTCTTCTATCTACCAGATGCAGCCCTTACTGCAGATGACACGAATAACGCAGTTCTCTTAGTTTCGCGTAGAGATTCAGCTGGAGCCACTAAAGTGACCATAGCTACTCTAACCACGAACGTGGCTTCAGGCAACTGGACTGCTTTTGATGGTAAAGATCTCGGCACTATTACTAACTCAGCTATTGCGGCTGGTGCAGTTATCACTTGGGAGATCTCAAAAGGTGGAACTGGGGTAGTAGTTCCGGCAGGTTGCCTCCAAGTCGAAGTCACCGTAGATTAATCAATAATAGTTCTTGACACATAGCGTAAGTTGTGGTATGGTCGCCAGACCATGTCGTTATCTATCGGTAAAAAAGTCCAGGCAATAATCACTGATATTGATGGCAATCCCGTAGGCGTAACCGACGGCGGCATAAACGTCAACATCGTTGAAGGCTCCGCTGGCCACGTAATAATTGACAATGCTACCCTAGAAGTCACTGTAGACGCCTCAGACGGCGATAACATCGCTATAGTCCGTCCAGACGGCACAAACCCCCTTCTCCCCAACGCAGACGGCTCCCTTAACGTAAATATCGCAGGTTCTGGCTTCGAAATCTCAAACGATGTCGGGAACCCTATCCCCATCTCCGCTATTAACTTAGATGTCGCCCTTTCAACCCGCGCTGCAGAACATACCAGCGCAGCTAGCCCCCACGCAGCACGTTTAACAGACGGAGCCGCTTTCTATAAGGCCACAACCCCGGCTGATACACAGCCTGTTAGCGCAGCGACTCTACCTTTACCGACCGGAGCTGCCACGGCCGCAAATCAACTTCCTAATAACCATCAGGTTACAGTCAGCAACCCAATCACAGGATTCGCTTTAGAGACCACACTAGGCTCCGTCCTAACTGAACTACAACAAAAAACTGAGCCCACAGATACCCAGCCGATTAGTGCCGCTGCTTTACCTCTGCCCTCTGGCGCTGCAACTTCAGCCCTACAAACAACTGGAAATACCTCATTAAGCAATATCGATGGAAAACTGAACTCACTAGGTCAGAAAACTATGGCTGCCTCTGTTCCAGTGGTTATTTCTAGCGATCAAAGTCCTGTTGCAGTTAGCGGTACCGTGACCTCTACAGCCCAACCCGGAGTAGACATTGGTGATGTAACCATAAATAATGCAGCCGGAGCAGGCGCTGTTAATATTCAAGATGGCGGCAATTCAATTACTATAGATGCGACCTCATTGCCTTTACCTACTGGAGCAGCTACAGAAACAACTTTAGGAACTCGTCTCGCTGACACAACTTTCACAGGCCGAATCAATACTCAGGGCCAAAAAACAATGGCAGCGAGTACGCCGATTGTAATTGCTAGTGATCAAACCGCAGTTCCTGCAAGCCAAAGCGGGACCTGGAACATTAATAATATTAGTGGTACGGTTTCTTTGCCTACCGGTGCGGCGACATTAACAGAGCAACAAACTCAGAGCGCTTCTTTGGCAAGTATCGATGCGGGAACCCCAGCAGCGCTTGGTCAGACCACGATGTCAGCTAGTCAGCCGGTCACGATGGCCTCGGATCAGAGTCCAATAGGAGTTAGCTTAGCGACAGTAACCGTTGCGAACATAAACAAGAATCGAACAGGCCTTTACTATTATTCTACGAGTGCTTTTACGGTCCAGGCGACAGCAGATGCAGCTACTGCAGGTAGAGGATGGCTTATCAATCCTGTTGGCAGTGCGGTTTCACTAAAGCTTTTAGACATCACCTTTACCTCTCAGCTGGGCAGTGCATTAGTCGCTGTGACATCGCCTCGTATAACTGTGGAGCTCGTAACCTTCACGGGAACAGCAAGTGGTGCGCAGATTAACCCAGCAAAGAATATCTCTTCTGCACCCGCAAACACTGGCTCATTCAGAACTGCTAGCACAGGCCTCTCCCTGACAGCGGGTAATGGAGTTTGCACATTTCTACCAGTAGCCTCCGCTACAGCAGTCGCATATAGCGCCGCGGGGATTGATTCAAAGAATTTTAGACCAAATGAGGGGCTGGTTCTAGGACCTGGTGAAGGGATTGTTATTAGACAAGCTGATAATGGAACTGCCAGCGACACTCGACGTTATCTGCTCAATCTAACGGTCGAAGAGTTATGAGATTTGCTTTAAAGAAACCCAACTACAAACTTGCAAGACCCTATACGAACAAAGAGGCGCTCTCGAGGCTTATGAACGTGAGGAAAAGCTGGCGCCGATTTAAACGCACGATGATAGCGATCGTGAAAGCTGTTTTTGAAGTATTCTTTGGTTAGTAAGACTGATAGGTCTTGAGCCGCTCTAGGGGGCTCTTCTTCTTGCGCTTCTTTTTCTTCTCTATCTTATTCATGGTTCCGTAAACATAGGCCCCAAAGCGGTCTTTGCTTAGACCCTTCATCGCAGCTTCATGTTTCAGCTTATCTTCTAGTGCTTTTGGCATAACATAACTCCTCGCAGTAACAGTTAAGGTTTAAATATCCTTCGCCCACTCGCCGGCAGGACTGTCTGTAGATGACACCAACCAGGTGTTGCATCTGGGTGTTCCATTGCCAGATCATGCTTCTCTAACAACTCTGCAGTGATTAAAGACTTAAGGCCTCCAAAAGGGTCATTAAGGTCTACGGCCTTGCAGGTGATATGATTAGAGTGTGGGGCTCCGCCGATACGAGCGTTATAGCTAGAAGGGCGCCAACCGCTATTTACGACAGGCTTAGTAGCGCCAATTTCTTCGAGGAGAGGGTTTACCCGCCCAAGAAGGTCTGCGGCGTTAGTATAATAGATGTCTTTCCAATCATTGGGGTAATTCTGGGCGTTATTTTTGGCGAAGTACATATCGAGGGTTATCTTAGAATCGGTACGTGAGGGCGAGGCCAAATTCACCAGAGGTTGTGAGCATGCCACCGACGTAGATTTCTCCGAGAATGCGTTTCTGAACAAGACCAAAATATTTTGGATTAGTAAAAGCCAATTCATCGTTAATTGCTCCTGCTGTTAAGATCCAGTCCTTCTTATCCCTCGTCACTTCGCGCTCTTTAGTCTTATCAGTATCTACGGTGGTGCGATCAGTTATGACCGTCTCTTTAGTCCCATCTGGTCGCTCTTTGACAACTGTCACCACGTCGCGGTGTTCTTTGACCACGATCTTCTCAACTTCTTTAACTTTTTCTGGCGCAAAGTAATATCCAAGACCCAACCCGACGGCGAGTACTCCTAGTAGAAGTATTATTGCTTTCCAGTTAATTTCCATAGTTATTTCTTTAATAGCTCAATGACTGCAGATATGGCAACTACTATAACGGCCCATATAGCATGCCCGAGACGTATGGCCCATTTATTAGACTCTCGTAAACGCACAATCTCATCACGAATATCTCCGGTCTTATCCTCTAATCGAAGAAGTCGATTATCGATCTCAGAGAGCTTACTGTGAAGGAAGTCATTTTGACTCATTGTCGGCCTCCTCTTGCATAGCTTGTTGATATTCGGGGGACTGTTGTTGAAGTATAAAATGGGTTGTGGCGATTGCTTGGGGGCCACGAGCATATGCTTCGGCCACTCTCTTTATGACACCGGCTGGGAGTTTACCTTTTTGTAACATACGTCCGACCCTATCTTGGAGGGTGATTAGAGAAGTACGAACGGGAGTGCTACCCACTGTGGTCGAGAATACTTTTTGTGCCACACCGTGCGAGGGAGTAAAAGCTGTCTGTTTAAAGCGGTTTATGTTAACGCGACTTTGAAGTGCATGATTAGCATCCGAGAGCATAGAATATTGTCGACCAAGTTGTGAAATCTCGTTGACATTAGCTGGGCTGAGATTTGCAGCGCGGTCTTGGATCTGATTGCGCAAAGCTTTTGCAGCCTCACGATACACAGTGCCTTCGGTGACAGCATCTGCCGCGGTAAAGACTCGTCCCTCATTCTCAAGGCGTTTAGCAATTTCCCACGTATCTTTGAGAGAAAGTTTATCCTTACGAAGCTCTGACATGAGTTTTTGTCCACGCTCAATAACAGCTTTAACTGCAGAATCAGCGTCTTTTAATGTGGCAACAGATTCGGTCTGTGATAGACGCTCACCAAGATCATCTGCGAGTATTTGTGGAGACAGATTGGCGGCCGAATTATCTAATGACCCATAAAGATCGCCTAAGGCTTTACCTACATTGCCCGTCTCTTTGTCTACTCGTGTAGCAACTTGACGTAGAGTTCCAGGGGTTGTGAATTTCCCTTCGACTAAAACACGGCCGAGATTTTCGAGATTTTTAGCGGCCTTATTAATACCTTCTTTAGGAGCAAGGTCACCTTTTGGAAGATTTAATAAAGACACTGCTTTATCTCGAGCACTTTGTTGGAGATTCTCACCAGTTTGACTAAGACTCGCTGCTTTTTTGAGGCTCGCGCCAAGACCCGCACCAATTGTGAGACCTTTTGCAGCCTGATAAAGAGAATCGTAAAGTCCCTCACCTTGACCGAAACCTTCAACAGCTCCCTGAATCGCAGGAGCTAAGATTGGCGCAGATTTAGCGAACTTCGCTGGACCAGCGATATTTGCGGCGAAACCTAGGCCTTGCCCTTGTTGAAATTCTAATGGGCGTTCTTGTTCGGCTTGGGCGATATCTTGTTTCTCAGATTGTTTGCCCTGTTGATATCCTTCGGATACACGTTGTAGAAGAGGTTTGCCGGTATTAGGATCTAAAACTGATGCTATAGCTGAACCGACTCCCGCCGCTTCATCCGCCAGAGGATTTTGCTGCTCGAAACCGCGAGCACGAGCTTCCATCGAGGACGTTGATGGATTATCTGAGGTGAATCTTAAACCACGTTTTTCTGGTAGGGCCTGCTCAGATATACCGAGCTTAGCGCCGGCTTGTTGGATGAACTTATATTGATCATCGGCGCCCATTGCATCGAGAGCTTTGCCAATCTCATCTGCATTATTTCCTCTCTTAACTAACTCAGAGAGAACTTGTTGTGTATATTCTTTGCTAGGCATCTTAGAACTTCAATTTAGACATTAGATTGGAGACGGGGGTTTGTTCACCAGCTTGTTCTTTATATTGGCCGCGATTTCTGGCCCTAACGAATTCATTAAGAGTGTTATTAAAGAGGTCTTTATATTCTGGGTATTTTTTGAATTCGGGTTCGAGTTGATTTCGAGCCGCGTTTACTTGAGAGTTGTATTCGGCGCCCCAGAATTGATTCTGACGTTCGACCAGGTGCTCGATCTGTTTGAGCATTTCAGGACGAAGATATTCTTGAGGATGGCCGGTTATATATTGTACGCCTGCTTGAATGTCACCTTTAAAATCTTTAGGAAACAAATTTCGGAATCCTTCAATAGATGTCTGATTGCTCGAAGTAAGAAGATTATTAAGTCCGGTTATTAGTTCGCTGGCGGCTTGTCGGGTATCTTTAATTTCTCCAGCATTTATTTGATCAATTGTGGATAAAAGATCATTAGAGTTAGTTACGCGATTAATGCTACGACCGAGAGCTGTTTGTGGGCCAGCACCTCGCATAACACCGCGCAGGATTTTAATATGCTCGTCAACTTTCTTAGCTGCGAGCTCTTTTTGTTTATCTTCTTGAGATCCGGCCTTTTGTTCAGCAAGAACTCTATTCCGCTGTTGGTCTATAGCAAAATTGACAACATCTTTAGCAGTAAACTGGCCCAAAGAATCTCCTGGGACAATGTCTATGAAGCTTGTATCAATGTGAGGCACCGCTGCTTTTAGAATATCCTTATATCTTTTCTGAACATTTCGACTTTCAGGAGAATCATATTTTGATAAAGCGTCATTTTGAATAGCTTGCTGAGTTTTGATCTGTTGGTCGACGTTTCCGAGATCCTGTTCATTGGCGCCCTGAATCTGCTGTTGCTGACGGCGTTGTAGATTTCCGAGTTGCTCAGTTGGGTTGCGGCCCTGAAAGATCTGACTGAGGCCGTAGGCAGCACGACCTAGACCACTAGACGGCACGTTGACCGGCGCTTGCTGAGGCTGATTCTGTTGGAGTTCTAAGAGGCGCTGACGTTGCGCCAATAATTCATCTAAAGTTGGCATTAATAGTTTACCTTCGGGATAGAATAAGGATCATAAATTTGACCATAATCATTTCCAGTTATCGAATATTGCTGACCTTGTGGAGCTTGTGTAGGAGTGCTTCTTAGGCGGCCTACGGTGTTATTATAAAGACCTGACAGAGTATTGCCCAATCCGCCGGTCGAAACATATTCAATTCCTGCGCCTATATTATTCAATAGCCTAGAACCTCGTTTATCCGCCATCTGGCCTTTAGCAAGATCTGCTTGGCCGATTCCTTGAAGCCGTTCTAGCTGATTCTGATAGTTCTGTTGAGGGAGCTGTTGTTGGTTATAAAAGTTCTGTCTATTTAACATGTCCACGTTATTCTGGGCGATTGTGTTGCGTACGCCGGCATTGTAGCGATTGATGACATCTGTTGCCTCTGCTTTACGAGCTGCCTCTTCATAATCTGCTCCACGTAATTGCCCGCCTATGCTGGCGGTTTGTTGGAGGGCTTGAAGGGCACGGTTTTGACCGAGAGCTGCTACTCCGAGATCACGTTGGGCCTGACGATCCGCTGCTTGGCTAGTCGCACCGAGTTGAGAAGCGAGTTCGAGACCAGAGCCGGCAATACCTCTACGCTGAGCCCCTTGCATAATGGAGCCGCGTTCGCCTTGGAGCTGAGTTTGCTCTTGGCGAGAGATTTGATCAAGCATGGCACGGTCTTCTGCGGTCAGCCCACCCTGGTTAGCGACGTCTTGAATTCTTTGGAGAGCGTTAAGTTGAGCGGCCCTGCCCTCTGGCGCTACTTGGAGTTGACCTAGCTGAGATTGTAAGTCTGCGGGCGTAGCATATTGCTGATATGAGAAGTTCTGTAGGTTTGGCGCTTGAAGTTGTTCTAAGCGCTGCAGATTCCGTTGCTGGGCTTTTTCGGCGTCGCCTTTTGAGAGGCCGAGAGGCTGCGTGACTACGTCAGTTATGTCAGAGAAAAAATCGCCCATTATTTTAGTTCCTTAAAAAGATAAGTTGTTGGCCGCGCTATAAAACCAAATTTCTTTGCTCGACGGATCAGAGACTCATTGTGCAGGGTCGCCATAGCATAGCGAAGACCATTTTTGTGAGCTAGAGATACGAGTCCCGCGACTAATCGGTCTAGAGCTTGGCTACGAGCATCGAGATTAGTGTTTGGGTCGCTGATAAAACCCTCAAGCAGGGCGAGCTTACCGTCGGCATTGTATAAAAAGCCAGCTACGGTGTCGTCTACTATCAGCCCGATGGGGGGAAGCAAGTCTTTAGACGGTGCAGCCAGTCCCCAAGAATCATACCACTCAGCTATCATCTCGTAATCACTTTCTTCATAGCGTCTAATCATGATTCTACTCTTTCCTGCTGTTACACGAGTAACAGTCGTACCTTATAGCTATTACCCGCGGTTAGACCGGTAATGCTTGATATTTCAATAGTTTGGCCGACTTGTTTCCAAATCGGCATGCTCGCTGCGGTTATGCCCTCGCCCGAGACTTCCAAAATTAGTATGCCCATGATAGGGCTGGTCAAGTTTGTCGATAAAGTGATCGCGCTGCCCCCAATGTACCCTACTTCCGCTATCTGGCACCGGATGTTATCTTGTAGAGTGATGTTTCGGTCTAACGACTGCCAGATGACCTGAAAAACGTTATTTAACAGGACTAGAACAGGCTCAAACCACCCCGCCAGACCGACCAGTTCGGCTTTTACGAGCCTTTTTAGGGGAGGAAGCCGCATAGATACTATAATCTCGTTCTTTCGCTCATTGGGACGACATTCGCGACATATCCACTGTATGAAAGGCTGGTATATGCCTCTTCTAGCCTCAAATTGAGCCGCAGCCAGTGCCCCATGCTCGCTTCTCGAGGGTTAAACACTCGAATTGCTTGGTCACCGCCCAAAGAACCGCCCCATTCTTCCTCGCCCCATGAAAATAAGCCCCAAGCAGCCCCATTTTTCGAAATTATGTCGACAACATACGATCCCTGAGAGAAATCTGTGCTAAAAGAGCCCGTAACTGACTCAAAATTCGCATCCTCGAACAACAATTCCGTCTCCGGGAAGTACTTTACGAGGCCGGGAGTGCCTTGAGAGTCCTTTATGGTCTCGATTTCGACTGGAATTGGGGTATAAACCTTCGCTGCGGCCGCTGCCCATGTTAAAGTAGAGATAGAAACAGTCAAAACAAGCCCCGTTATATCTGTTATGATTGCTTGGTTGAGGCCTTGGATCAAAGTCATGCCCACCTCGACCCCACTCGGCACGCTGACAACCGTGACTTCGTCTCCTGTAGCCGTAGTAATAGTCACGTCATACTCATCGTCCGCGAAATCTGAATCTAAGAAATCCTTTCGTTCTTTAAGAGGCTGGTCGTCTGAGGCGCGATGAAAGAAAAGCTTATTTTGAACGACCGTAGCGGTGGGCCCTTCTAGATCCCAATTAGTCCATGCCTTCGTAAAATAATTATAAACCCATATTTTGTTAGCAACGGTATCGTCAAATAAAGTCGGCGTCGCAAGGATATATCTACGAGCATTATCATAGTTTACTGCCCAAGCCACATCTGAGAAATTTACAAGCTCGCCCAAGCGAAGTAGGTCAACCTCAATAGGACGACCGATTGTATCATTGAGACCGGTTACGGAAATTGCGACAATTCCGCGATCCGACATGAAATATACTTGATTATCTAATACCACAGCGGTTTCTGGGCCATTTATAATAACAGTTGTGTCATGCGGTTCGACAACAAAGTTATCGAGATCGGTTCCAGTTATACGATAAACTCCGTCGGTCTTTAAAACGAACACTGCATCGCGGACTGAAAGAATTCTCTTAATCGGCTCTGTTCCGGCGCCCACGTCAAATGAGAATACTAGAGGAACTGCGTCTCCTTCTAGAGGTTTAGACACATAGACTCTGTTTACAACCGCTTCACTATCTGAATCGAGGGGAACTGGTTGAGAAAATACGTCGTCGTTCGAGCAGTCAAATTCAAATTGCGTTCCGGGTGTCAAGCGAGTCTCTATAAAGAAACTGGCCTCATCAATCTCGAAGGCGTTTACTGTAGTTGTTGACGCCGAGCGATTTATGACGCGAATCAAAGAGCGCATTGTATCAGTAAGACTTGCAAAGACTTCAAATTGATCTGCGGCGATGTTCTCTGCAGCCGTCGCAGTATAAGTCTCGCCGTCAACCTCTACTGTATCCGCAATCACAAAATTCTCTATCATCTTAAGGACTACTTTGTGCGGCAATGAGGTGTTGGCGTAGAATAGATGGCCGCGGAACTCACAGATATCGTTCGCGAAAGGGGGACGAATGTTCTCTTTTAGAGGACCATCCTGTGTAGGAGCGGTGTAAATAAATGCACCTTTTTGGTCGTCTGTCATGACATCGGTCATCGTGACGACGCCAGCAGTTATTTGGGCAGCCGAGACATTCTTCTGAAACACAAGCTGCATAAGCTCGCTGGGCTGTGCGGTTAGAGAGGCGACGCTCTCTGATCGATAAACCTGATAGAAATAATCTTCGGTGGCTTCTGGTATAACGGTGAATTCTAGGTCAACGTCTTTTGCGCCGCCAGAGCTGTTACGGCAGATGATCCTTGCGCTGGGAGCACCCAATATAAGGCGGTTGTTCTCGTTTTTGTAACCCCATATGATGCGATATGCGACGGAGCTTCCGTTTGGTAAGAAACCGCCGGCTGCATCAGTGACAGCTGTGCCGTCAAGGGCCCGACCTACGCCGGCTCGGATAGGATCGCTGTCTACATCATCGAGGCGATAGATTCCGGCCGCGGTTGTTAGGTAAAGGCTTTCTGATAGTTTTGCGCTGCGAAGTTTTCCGGAGGCTTCTTCGATGGTTCCGGTGTATGCGGTGAGGGTGCCGGCGACATCATGATAGAGAGTATCGTCGGTGTGAGCGAGGAGAGTGTCTTCAAAGCTGAGATATTTTGTAACGTCGGCGAGGGGATCCCCGTATTGTTTAAAGCCACGGCGGCTCTCTGCGATGCTGTCTCGGTCGACAACTACGTTGCTAGCGATGGTGAGGGCACCTTGAGGGACTTCGGAGAATGGATTTGGATTAGACCAGAGCCCTCGCACCCGTACGATAGGGACTTGCGAGGCCATTACCAGATCCCGCCACGCCCCTTAGGAATTTTCTGTGGGCTAGAATTATCTCTGTCTTCAATCATCTCAAAAAGCTCATCGGTCATAGAAGCAAACTCACTCGCCGCTAGCTGATATCCCACCACATCCTTCAAAGATTTAATTATCTGCGAAGCCGCATAGTCTGTCAAAATAGGAAATAAGTCTACGGGGATCTGTGGGATAACCGTCTCGAATTCATAGTTCACATAATCACCGAGCTGAACTTCTGCCGCTAGAGCTGGAGTCACCAGAACTGAGTTAGCGCCGACACCTAAGATAGCAAAGGAATCGACGACTGATTTAAAGGGTTCGATATGAGAAATGATGTCGACCTTAACGCCGACTGCGAAATCTTCTGGAAAATTATCTAGAGTGAGAGAACCCGTCATGGTGTTGATCGCGATTACTCGGCCGGCTCGTTCTAGGTGAACGATTTTGTTAGGGCGCCTAAAATAACGAAAGCGAAGTTTAGTACCTCCGGCGGCATGAGTGTCGGGAATGTAAATATTGTTTCCCTCGAGATAATACTCGGAAGGGTTCTGGAGAGCTTGGGAGAGATAAAGGTTGTTAGCGCGGTCGTCACTATCTAGGACATTCTTTTTGAGATTGTATAGGACTTTTCCGGTGGATTCTTGGATTACGTGCATGCCACGGATCCGCCCGCCGATTACACGCTCGGGAATCTCCAACTTTAAATAGCCATCATCCTGAGCTTCTAGTTCGGACCAATCGTAGTCGCGTTTGGTGACAAAGAACTCTTCGCGAGTCTTTAGCATCATGGGCACGATGTGGCGTTTTTGGCAATGATCGAACGCTTCGGCAAACTCTTGCTCCCCATAGGTGTTCTGCGATGTGGGGATAGAGGCCTGCCGCTTGACATCTTCAATCAACTGAGCGATGGTATAATCTATCATTAGTTCCCCAATAATTTATTGAGTTCTTTGCGGTTTCTCTCAGCTTCTTCGCGAGCCTTCTTCTCTTCTTCTGTCTCTTCAGGCTTCGCTTGTGGCTGGGCTAAGAGTTCAGGTGAAGGGAGAAAGAAACGCTTAAGCCGCTGTAGAACGGATTCTTTCGGCATTGTTTCGCTCCTTTATCTTTGTATAATCTTTATTGAACTCGATTGTCTCGATAGATGAAAGAGGAATCAAAACATGTTTATCATCGGTTGTTAGGAAAGACACCATCCCATCAGAGATGTTCTGAGAGACTACATGGACTTCACGAGTGCGGCCCGTTAGAAACTGAACTGTCGCAACCCAGAAATCCGGGCAGTCGGCATTGATTTTAGGTTTCATGAAGCTAAACATTACTTTTTCCTTAGATACGCGCGCATGCGAATAGAACGAGGTTGGATGCTTTGAGTTGTAGAGAGCTGAGCATCTGTTGCTGGTGATTCGTTAGCGATTGTGTGGCTATGGGTGTTGATAGTGTGTTGGTGGGCGCCATCTGTTGCTGTGCTGCCGAAAACTGATACGCTTTGAGTGGATGTTCCCCCCGGCGTAGCCGTAGAGTTAACTGAATGCTCTCTGTCCCGACTAAATGCTGTAGAGTTACCTGATAAATTATAATAAATTTTATTTGAAACAGAGAAAGGATCTATAGCCGCTGCTAGAGTTCCCGCGGCGTGAGAATGGGCTCCGTCTGTGTTTGTGGTTAAAGCTGTTGAGCCAGTATTCCCGCTATGCTGGTGCGCGTTGACTGTGTGAGAGTGCTGGATGTTTATTGTGTGTCCGGCGTTACCGACTGCGGCGGTTGCAAAAGCTGCGGAGTCTATATCTGTTCCGCCGTCTGTTCCGAAGCCGACAATGTAGCGTCCGCTTAGGTCAGGTAGTGTCTGAGGTCCGCCATTTACGGTTGCGGCTGATCCATCGCATGCGGCCCAGTATGCTGAATCGGGAAGAGGAATACCTGCATTGAAGTCATAATGCCATATTACGGTTCCGATAGGGGGAAGAACTTTACTGAGTTCGAGATCGGTTGCTCCAAAGACGAGATCAGACACTTCGCTGATGACTTGGCTGTCATCGATGAGGATTCCGCTGTTTTGGATGACGCCACCAGAGACGCCATCGAAACGAGGGACTTCGTTGTCGAGAGATGGCGTGTTCATTTGAACGTTTCCGCCGCCAGTTAGGGATAAATCTTTTTGGGTTATACCGTCGTCGTATATGAGCCGGTCGCTGGTATTTACGAAGAGAGTTATGTTCCCGCCGTTTGCGAAATTGCGCCATGAAATCGGATCAGTGTTTCCTAGGCGAATCTTGCCAGTTGTTGCTACGGGTAATGAGGGGGATCTTAAAGAGGAAACGACTGCGGTGACGGCTTGGGCCCAGTTTGTTGCGTCTTGTCCCCAGTTTGTGTCCCCTCGCTGGGGGTAGGGGTAAGTGACGCCGTCTACGGTTAGATTGATAGCCATTGTGCCTCTTTTAGAAAATATCCGAGGGCAGATTTCTCCACCCTCGGACTAGTTTAGATCAGCTTAGCTGTTGGTGATGCCAGTCAATTTGGTCATGCGTGCTGGACGTTTGCAGAATACTGCTTGGTCCGTGTACATTACCATTTCGAACTTGGTTGTTCCAGGAATTGGATAGAATAAATCGTCTCCGCGACCTGGGGCTTTCATCGATAGTTCGTAAGCGCCTACTCTGATTAGATCGTTGAAGTCGATAATAAAGCCTTCGCCTTCTTTAACGATGTTACAGGATAGGATCTCAACGTCAACATTCATGATGCTGAAAGAGATACTGCGCACGCCTTTTGCGGCTTCGTCTCTCTTATAGCTAGCATCGTACTGACGTAGAGCAGCTTCATCTTTGTTCAGATCTTGCCAAGTTCTTGGAGACACTAGGCAGGAGACCTTATCATTCAAGCCGAACAGAATCGCGCCGACTAGAGCGTCTGTCAACTTATCAAAGTTGAGAGCGCCGCCAACGTTGTATTCTTGGCCTTTCCAAAGATGGTACTGAGTATTATCGATACCGAAGAGCTGACCGGAAGTGGTGATGATCTTATCGATCCCGACCATTTCTTTTAAGGTCGCGCCGTCTTTGGCACCTTTAGCATAGACATTCAGGTCGTCAGGCATGGCCGCATCTAATGCCGAGATTTCGCCAGTGTCGCCGACAAAGAGAACCTTTTGGTTCACTCGGTCTTCGATCTTAACAACTGTGAGTTCTGCGATTAGGGTGTCGCCGTCCCAGAATTCTACAGGAGCGCCTGACAAGTCGATCCAGATTCCTGGAGCGAATGAGGCGTCTGTGAATTCAACAACCGTATGAGTCGTGTCAACGTTAGCTGAATCGACAGTTACGCCGAGACCAACTTGACCATAGAGGATAGCTAAGTCTAAGCGGAAAGCCGCCGACTTTTGCTGATCTTCCATCAACAGCTTTAAGCCGTTGGCAAAGGCCTTGGGACCTTTGGCTGGGAGAGAAGCTAGCATCTTAAAGCCGGCTTCGACTTTCCCTGCGATCTGTGAGCCTTTGACCTGGGCTTCTTTCGAGATCATTGAAACTGCAGCGTTAAGGGTAATCCCATCTTCATCTGGACCCGCATAGGTAAAACCTTGCGCGCTAGAGAGAATAGCGGGTACGCTATATAATTCGCCGAGGCGCTGTTGCTCGGTGAAAGGGATACGGTCTGCTAAGATCTTGAGTTCCGGACGCAGTTCTAAATAATCTGGTCCGAAGACGTCTTTAGCAATACCATTAGCTTCGACTAATGTGGTTACATCTGCCATTTTAAAATTCCTTTAAAATAATAATTAAATTCAAACAGTTACGTTCTTTTTTGAGTGGCTTCTGATAGTTACCCGTCGGGGCTATGGCGAAGGCTCTACTCTCTCCTGCTACCGGCCGCCATCTATACGCTTCCAACGCTCGGCCCAGGTCTCTTTTCTCTTCGGTTCAGCCGGCGCTTCCCCTTGATCTTTCAATGCAGGCGTCGGGGCTACTTTCTTAATCCTAGATGCATCATATTCACGAACCTTCTTGATTAGATCCTCGCCGAGTAACTCAACGAGTCTATCCGCGGGGAGTGTGGAGATGAGTTCTTTTTGGGCGCTGATATGGTCCGCTTTGAGGTCGGCGGCGGCACTGTCGAATGACCAGTCCTTTACGCCTTTATATTGGAGATCTTCGATGATCGAGGCCATGCGGCGGATATTATGATTATTGATGGGGAGCCCTGCTGCTTTGAGAGCGGTCTGGGTTCCATTAAGATAGAATTGAAATTCTGCTTCGTCCTTGGCGGCGGCCTCTTTTTCGGCGGCTTCTGCTTTGGCGCGTTCCACTTCGGCCTCGCGGGAGGCTTTTTCCCTTTTAAGATCGGCTAGTTCGCGTTGCTCCGGTGTCATGGTTTCGCGCTCAATCTCCTCTTGGATGATATCCTCAGCAAGCTTTCTCAAATCTAGGCTAAGGGCTGGATCTTTAAGGGCTTTGATGGGATCCGCTTTGACCATTTCGATTATGCCCTCTACTTTTTTCCGCGCTTCGGCGGCTTCTTGTAGGCGTTTGTGGGAGACGGTTTTGAGCTGGTAATCTGAGGTGAGATCGTTGAGCCCTACTTCTTGTTCGACGCCATCGATCTTGACCTTGAACTTGCGCCCTTCGATGAGTTTGGAGATCTGGGCGTCGGTTAGTTCTGGGAGCGTGATAGGTTCAGGTGCTTGATTTGCTTCAACTTTTGCATCGGTGGAGGGTGTTTTTACCTCTTGCAGTGCGGGGGCGCCCACACGCACCGCTGATTCGCCAGGGGCCCCGACCCCCCTCTCAGTCGACGCAAGCGTCTCCTTCGAACCAGAGTTCGATTGGACCGCAGATGGTGTTGTGTTCTGCGCCGCTTGAGTAGGTTGAGGTGCGGATTGGGGTGCGGCGAGGATCGCCGAAGGGGATTTTGGGCTATTTGACGGTGTTGACATGGGATGGCATGGCCTTTCTGTTGAGTGTGCACGCTTCGAACAATCATTCATTGATGGCTTCGATGAGACTGTTATGTTGAGAGAAAGATCTAACGGAAGGGAATGATGAGAGAATTCAGATGAGACCAATGAATCCAACCAAAGCCACTCGCCAATCGGTAGAGCTTCTCGACTGTTCGCACCCTCCTGCTAGCCACGTCAACCCCACCTTTATAGCATCGCCGAGCAACCATACACTACATCCGAGCATATTACGGGAATTTGTAGTGTATTTAAATGTGTAAGTAATGTCTATACATATACATAAGTATAAACTAAAGTTACAAAGCGGAAACTTTAATTACCAAACGTCTTACTAAAGAGATCAACACGTTAGGCAACCCTAATCATAACCTATTGATTTTCAACGAAACTATTGTTAACATGGGGCATAAAAGGGTCAGCTTATCGCTCATCGTCCATACTCTATAAGGTATTAATTTGATTGCTTTTCATACTTTTTAAGGTATATATCAGGTTGGCACAGAGCATGCATTACTATATAACTATGAAAAAGAAACAAAAAATGATTTGGCATCCTGAAATAGTTGAAAAAGATTTAAGCCATTTAGAAACTATTAAATTTAAATCTGTTTTTCCGAATAACAATAATGAACCTAATATTAACTCGTTGTTTTTATGTGATAAATGTGGTAAATATAGTTCATTATCAAAAACATATGATAATGAACTTATGACTTGCACTCATTGTTTAGTATCTAAATAGATTTATTAAAGGAGATTTTATGTACATCAAAAAAGATCAACCCATAACTTTAGAAAATTTAGCTAAGATTTTTAAACAAGAAACCGGTCTAAGTGCTCAAATACGTTCTATTAATATTGTTTTAAACTGGGCTGAAAACAATCCACGATTGTTTAAAATTGACTTTGAAGATGATATAATATTAATCGAAGACTACGAGGTGCTATCATGAGCTGTTATATTTGCAATATATGTGAGACCTTAATTGATTCAGATTGGTACGGTTGCGAAGTCGACCCTAAAGACGATACTAAATTAATCTGTTTAAATTGCGCAGAAAATATAGATGAGCATGATTGCCATATCAGCCCCGAAGATTCATGTACTTGTCAAGAAAGGAAAACCAAATGAACTATGACTTATATATCGAGACTGAGATCAATGCCATGAATGATGAGCTCTACGAACAGATTGAACGAGATATTGAAAGCTGGAACGAAGTTGAGTTAGTAGAGTTCCTTAACAATACGAGCCGCAAGAATATAGACGAGCTTAGGGCTCTTGTGGTTCAGGAAATGTACATAAACTACGAGGATTACCGCAATGAATAGTCAGCCAACACAGTTAGAGTATTATTATCAAGCACTTGCGTATAAACAGCTGTTCCTTAAGTTCATTAAGTACGATGGCGACAAGGCCCGCTACCACGCCAGGCTTTACTTCGATTTGTTTAGATACGCATACAACAAGGCAGGGATTTGACTTTGGTTTACTAACATGAGAGAATTAAGACATGGAGGACAATATGAGTAAAGAGAAGAACATACTTCAAACCTTCGTAGATTCGATCCGTATAGAGAGAAAACTTAATGCCAAGCGCCCAGCCTCAAAGATCAAAGTGCTGACCGTCGAAGAACTAGAGCGCATCGCAAAGGCACAAGGTGTCCAGCGCCGTATAGACTATTGCCGTCGCGGAGGTAAATAATCATGGTTTGGTTCGTAGTCGGATTCATAGTCGCGCTGGTGCTATGTGATTAACCGCATAGGCACACTAATCGTGGATCTGTTCTTGGGGCAACTAGCAATGGTTCTATTAATCATCGCCAGCGTAATATCCTTTCTCTTGTTGATTCTCGACGCTGCACTATCTCTCGTATTAAGGAGGCGCAAATGAAATGGCACCTAACAGATTACTGGTATCACCTTATGCAACTCAGCGAGATAGAGCTTGCGGAGCTTCTAGAGAAAGAGAATGTGGGGAGCCGTGAGGAGTTGATTGACAAATGGGAGCAACAAAACAAGGAGTTAGGCGAAAATGAGTAAAAGAAAACAAGAAAATGAGCAAAAAATAGCTCAACTTTACATAGACTTTATTGAAATATATTTAGACTGCATTAAGTATGGTATCATATCGAAATCCACCTATTATAGAAAAAGAAAACTTATATTAGATATGTTAAAGGAATTAGACAATGAATAAATTTGAAAAAATCGTAATTAGTTTTTGTACTTTATTACAAACTAGCGCTGTCATATATTTGTCAATTACTAACAGTTCCTACCCTCTTATAGGGTCAACAGCCCTAATTTGGATATTATTGAATTTATTTATCCTTAGAAATTTACACCCAAATGAATAAGTTTGAGGCTATGAAGAAACGACAAGCGGCTCTAAAGACAAGCTGCATTGCCGAACTAATTGAAGAGGAGCTAGCGAAGGATGAAATCATTGACCTTACGGATGAGATTATTGATACGCCGATTACTAAGTTCTATCGGATCAAGTGCGACTACTGTCAGTCGAGCTGGCTTAGCGTGGTGTCGGCGAATATATGCCAATGCTGCGGCAAAATCAACAAGGGGTTCTAGCATGGATACATTCTTTAGAGATCTATATACTCAAAGCCCTCCAGAGCAATCGCTACTAGATTCATATGGCTTCACAAGCGGCGAAGAGTACGGTAAATTCCTAGATAAGCTAGTCGACGCCTTGCCTGCCGCTCCGAATCTAAACGCAGAGCACATTCAGAGGCGGGCGGAGCTTATCTCTATGTGGGGATTCATGAGATCTCTATTGGTGCTAAGCGCACTGAATGATAGGGAAAAAGCCCAGAATGAAGTGTTGAGCTTTATTAGTAGCTTGGCTAAAGCGGCGGGGCTGACGACAGCGATAGTTGAGACTAATAAGACGACGGAGGCGCCCGATGAAGACAAGGGACCGAAAAGTATACATTAATCGCCATATCTCGCTTAGCCTTGTTAGGGGAACTGAGGCGGCTAATGGATTCGTGCTTGCGAACGGTGGACTGCTTCTTATAGATAGTGAGGGTGGGGAATGGCATTTAGTGGAGAGCCAAGATTCGTATAGAGTTTATAGCCTAGGAGAGACCGGTGGATCAGGACTTGACAGCTAATCAGATTAGAGAACTCTTTAAGGACAAACCGAAACTACTCGACAGTTGGTTATGCGTTGGATATAGACATTGGGCGAAACGTCAGGTCCAGAAAGCATCCCCAAAGGCGAAACTGAATAAAGCCATAAAAGAGCTAAACACCGAACAATATCAAGAACTTAAGCGAAAACTACGTAAAATTCTCTAACTAAGGACCTAAAACCCCCACCCTATCTAGGAGTAATTAGATGCGAATAAATATATATAGAAATATTAAATATCATATTGGTCCACTATCCCCTAACCAGTACTCTATACCCCCCCTCTTTTAGGTCCTTACCTTATGAAACAGATAAGACATCGCTTCGACATCCCCACAGCCCTCTACCCCAAGCTCTGCGAACGCCAGCTCTTTATAGACTCCCCACAGGAGTTCATAACGGCCGCCCTCGAATTCTACCTCAAATATGAGCAAGACACCCTCCCCGAACCCACCGAGGATATGAAAGCGGGGGCTAAGGTCGGTGCCGAAACAATGTATAAAAGTTTGATCAATAAAGGAGTCTCCGAAAAAGAAGCCCGAAAACGTGCTGACAGATTCGGCTATGAAATGTTGATTGGGTTCCGCGAATTAATTCGTGATAAAATAGTTGACTTTAAAAATGAAAACGAGTAGAATCTTAAATATGGGCAGCACATCAAAATGCGACAGAAGTAGACTCATGGGGATCGTAACCGGAAGCCAGATAGACGTTCGAAAACCAGATCCAGCTACAATCCACATTCTAGACATAGCACACGGTCTAGCCAATACGGCCCGCTTTACCGGTCAAACAAAGCCCCACTATTCTGTCGCAGCCCACTCCCTTCTCGTATGCGAATTCGCCAAACTAATGGGCGCCTCTCTCATCACCCAACTCTACGCTTTATTACACGACGCCCCAGAAGGTCTCATCGGCGACATCATCTCTCCCGTCAAATCTCTCCCCGAAGTAGCCAGCGCTTACAATCCCATCGAGGATAGCTTCATGGATATCATATGGACTAAATATGGCTCATCCGGCGACGTAGACTTTGCTCTCGTCGATTTCGCTGACGACGAAGTCCTTACTCTTGAGAAAGACACTGTAAACTCAGTCGGCTTTACAGGTAATCTAAAATATAACAATGCTCAAGCAGGCCGCGCATGGCTCGACAAATGGATCGAACTCCAAGGCGCCATCCAAAACGCTCGCCTCGCCGAAGCCAAACACACTTTACCCAAGACCTCAACAATTAACGAAATAACTGAAATAACCCAGCCCGCCATATACGGCGAAATGTGGGAGGACTAAATGACCTCAACAAAGCTATTAGAATTAATTTTAAACGATTGGCTTAGCTTGCAGTATGACGTTACCAAACTCGACAAGAATAAGGCCACACTCAGGTCAGACGACAAAGTGTTCCTCATCGAAGTACGCGAAGTCGCTGAGATTATATTACCTGAGGCCAAGCTGTGAGTAAAACAGACACCATCATTTTTGTCTTGTATTCAGTTACCGCCATATTATTAGGGGGCGTCTTTGGCGGTACCTTAGTTTTATCCCTCGAGAAAACCGAACCCACAGTCCTCACCTATAAGGCCGAGCAGAAAATACGGGTCTATAATTCAATGGGCCAACATCTTTTCACTGGAACATACGTCAGCGAAAGCCAAACGACATTAACGCTCAACAAACTCGAATCTATTCGCCTTGCCGGAGCATTCAAGCCCGGTC